AAGGCCCTCCAGGCCAGTCAGGAGAAGATGGCGCCATAGTAGACAACTCGTTCTTTGCAGACGCTGCTAGGATACATATCAGCCAATTAACCGATGTAGACGCCAACTTTGGTCTCTCGGAAACTAATGCGCCACAATCCATCGCTCGTTCTGCCATTGGTGTCAAAGCAGACGCCATTAGAATTATCGGTAGAGAAGGTATTAAAATTGTAACCGGCCGAGGTGATGGCCCAACAGGCACAGGTATGTCTGGTGAACCAAACTCCCGCGGCGGCAAGATTAATCAACCTGCACCTTCTATTGATTTGATTGCTGGAAACAATACCGGCAAGATTAAAGTTTGGGGTGGATTGTTCCGTCCCGTAGAAGAGATCGATAATCTCCAGCCTGCAATCAAAGGATACATCGCAAGAGATTCCTTATTGGAAATAAGCACCATTTTAGATGACATCTTGTCAGCAATTATGACATTGACACTTTCTCAGGTTCAATTCAACAGCGTACTTGGTATTGATCCATTACGCCCATGGGTTGCACCAGCCGCAGTTAAATCTACGTTTGAAGAATTGGTCTTTGTTGCTAATAATGTTTATCAGAGCAGAGTAACTAAAGCTGTTTGGGAATTCAACTACTTATACCCATTCGGTTACAAATACATTTGTAGTAGAAATGTTAATATCACATAGGTAATAAAATGTCAGAATTTGATGAAACAACAACAACACTAGTCCCAGAAGTAGAACAGCGTAATGATTCTTCGCCATACTTGAAATATCAAGATAAAAATGGTGATGAGTTGCCTGATGTGTGTGAAGTTAATATTGAACCACCATCACAAGTATGTGTAAATTGTAAGCCAAATCCTTTGGCTATTGTCAGAGACTGGAAGAAAAGAAATAACAACGAAGTATTATTAAACGAAAAGATTTGCAAATATGAAATAACATACGTTACCAAAGAAACTACCACCGGTTATAACTCTGACATGACCGAGGAGCAGGCTGATGTTGCGCTGGATGACATTTATAAAGAATATGTAGAAGATGCCGCGGCTACAATATTAGAAGAGCTTAATAAAGAGAATAACCCCTCCATGGTTCGAAAAGTGGTGGACGCCATACAATTTGCTTCTTACCATCTGGAGCCAAGAGCTAATTCCAGATTGAAGTTGCTTTACAGAGTAGACTTCGATACCATATTCGCAATTCCAGCAGAAACTGATGATGGCAATTCAAGCGAAGAGGCTGAAGAATCAGGAGACATTAGAGTAAAATACTCTGCTGAAGACATATTAGTAAAAAGTTTAAGAGTCCGCAAGGGCCTCAATTTACATTCTAGGTTTTATAAAGTATACAAGGCAGTCGATGGTGGCTTGCTTAAGTTCGAAGAAAGCAAAAAACTTTTCAATCTTGAAGATTACGGTGACTCTGGAATATTCGTAGCTAACTCAGCAATCGGAGATCTGATACAGGAATTGGATTCATGGTTGAACGCTAGGGAATTCAACTTACCTGGGACCGGAAGACTTTCTTTCTTTAATCAAAAAGTTACCGATGTAGAGTTCTTGTTTGAATCTGATTACACTTTAAAGAGAATTAGAGTATACACTGATGGCTGTGGTCCAGACAGACCTAAGAAGTCTTTCAACAAACAAAAGCTCAAATCATTAACGTCTACGGGTGCTTGGAAAGACAGGACTGCTGTGGCTTACTTGGCTAAACTGAATGCAATGGAGAGAGATCTCTCGGCAAGAAGACCAAAGCCTTGGTTAGAATTTATCACAGAACACACATACCCAAAAGTCTTTTCTACTACCCCAGAGATCGACGACGAGTTGAGAGATAGAAAAATAAGCACCTGTATTAAAGATGCTCTTGCAAACGACTTTAAGCAATTGGGTCAAGACATATTCGACGAAGTTTTCAGCTTGAGTGACGCAATTGCCTACGCTTTTCACAAAAATCTCTGCAGAGAAGAAACATCACAAGTAATCGAGGACAAATACGGCTCTGGTACAAGTCATGACAACCCTGTTGGGGGCGTCGATGATAATATTCTTGCCATGGCTCAAATGCAAGCCTTTAAAGAGGTAGACGAAAAAGATGCTGTCTTCGCCTCATACTGTGTAAAGATGCTTACCATGCGCGGCAGCGGCTCACCAATACAGATGTTAGATCAAATGTGGGCGCAAGGCTTCGGAAGATTGAAGGTCTGTGGTCTTATGGACTTATTAACCGACGCAATCCAATGTTTGTTTAAGGGCCTTTCGCTTGAGGATGCTTTATCCTCTATGATTAAGTCTGCTTTACAATCTATGAATGTTGAGGACTTTGGTGTACTCTTTGTTGGTCTATCAAGGGAGAAACAAGCCGAACTTGATGCCCTTGTTAAGAGAAAACTGGAAAAAGGCGATATCTTCCCACCCGGCTCACCGGGTCAATCTGCATCAGATAACATCGCACAGCGTCAAAATACTGGAGATACTCCATTTTTTGGTAAAATAAAGTTACAAAAACCATGGCAAAATGAAAAGTTTGTTGAAAGACAAAACAGAAACCTTAGACAAGATAACTATGGTAACTCTGTGCCTTCCAAGTCTGCCACCTTTAGAGACGATGTAGATTTGTTCGAGAGAAGAACTCTTGCAAAACAAGTGACTTCACCCCCCGCAGGTGCTAATCAACCAAACCCAAACATTGTAATGCAAGCATATGCTGCTGCACTATTAGAAGTATATCAAGATAATCTTTTTGCGCTTGTAGATGAACTCGACAAGTTTCCTGGCGCACAATTGATCTCTACCATTATTGCTGTGCTAGACTGTCCGAGACCCCCTGTGTTTAATCCCGGTGTCATGGACTTTGTAAAGAGTCTGGAATTGCCGTTCTGCAGAAACACTCAAGAAATTGTAATTCCTCGATTTGAGAACCCTTTCGCTTACTTGCCCTCTTTATCAGATATTATTAAAATTCTTTTTGAGACAATGAAACAAGAGATAATAAAACTTGTTATACGAGTCATCACTCTTATTCTTGTAAGAATATGCGAAATGATTGGTGATGCTATATGTAAAGCTTTGGAAACAGTTGGGAATATTGCTGCATCACTGCCGGCTATATTGTCAGGCCGAGACAATTTAAAGAATGTGATTAGAGAAACCCTTTGTGGTCCCGAAGTATCTGACGAACAAGTAGAACAGACAGCACTTGATTTGTTAGAGCAGTTCGGTATGGGTGGAACGGCATTAGCTGACCCTGAGACTGCGAAAGACTTCTTTGCTGATGCGATGAACTCGATGACACGAGAAGAAGCGCTGACATCGCTTATAGATGGGCCCAACGAGACTGCACTTGACATTATGGATAATTTGATTGAATTTCAATACCCACAATATCGCGATGCTTTCCCTAATCCTGCCTCTCTCACTAGATTCTTTAAGAATGTTGGTAATGTAGTTCCAGCACAAACCTTAGACGAAATAAAACAAGCACTCGAATTGGCCGGCGATGAGCTTGGATTACCAGCTAACCCATCCCTCTGTGCCAGTCCTGAAACCCTTCAGCAGTTTAACGAAGCACGTTGCGATATACTAGAAGGCAGAATGTCTAAGGGCCAATGTGAAGGCCAGAATCAGGCACTTAGAGACCAGTTATTAGAAGATCTTGGAGATCTTGGGAATGTATTAAACCAAGGCATTGGACCTATGGTTGAATCTGCCATACCACCAGTGTTTTCAGATCCTGGCTGTGACAATGGTTTACTTCCTTTAGAACCGAAAGAATTACAAACCGTCAATACAATGGCACTTAAGGGAGATATGGAGAAGCTGCAAGTAGCCTTTACTCAAGACATGCTTGGGAATGGTGGTATATTAGCAGGTAAAGATGATTGGGGTTTTATTAACATGGTCCTTTCGGATACCCAAGGAAATCCATATACAGTTCACCAAAGAAAAACATTTGCAAAAGACACTTTCGTTGATTATTATGTAGAAAACACGCCCGGGTCCATCGAATCCACCGCGGACAGTTACGGTGATTTTTCTAAAACTTCTCGACAACGAGGCGCCTATCCCAAATATGTAGCAGGGTACCTCAAGTACCAGTTCAGCAGTGAGAAGTTTGGAACCGCTCAAGACTTAGCCAGTTCTATCAACTTTTCTGCTACGAATGACAAGCGTGCCAAGAAAACTTTTTCCATGTCGTTTAAAGATTTAGGTTTTACCGGATTGTTCGGACAAAATGTTGAGCTTGCACGCACTCCTGATTTTGGATTTAATGTAACGCAAAAAGTAAACTTTGAAGAAGATAGAGTGTTGTTTACAAGAGAAGCAAGAAAAGATACGCCAGACATTAAATTAAAATTTAGAGATAACAACAAGGGTTATCGAGATGGTGATAATTCTGAAGGTGCCACATTTGCATACGGATTTAACTTATCTGCATTCTATTCTGACATTTGGAAATCTACATTTAATGACAACATAACTAACCGTCCGTCCGACAACGTTAGGGTGGTTTTAACTGACATTATTAATCAGGGTGCAAACACCCAGTTGGCTAAGACGTTAGAGAAGGACTCAGAAGAACGAGACCGAAACCGCGGCGGCTCCGACCATGAGTTAAGATACAGAAGGTTCGAGTTTCTTGCTATTGATGATGGTCTGAAGAATGTAGATTTGGGAGACTACCCGCAGTTATACAGTTCATTCGAGATTCTAAATAGCGTCCCTCCACAGATAAAAGCTCTTGGAGATTTGGTTAATGTCGATGTTGTGGATGGTGACTTTACAACAGCTTTCTATAACTCTCTTCAAAACAAAATATACAGTAGTATTAAAAGAGAAGTTGGCGCGAATGAGAAATCTTGGCTTTTCGGTGCGGTATTTGACGATTTAAAACCGACAGATTTAGATTATTTAATTCCAAAAGGTTCCAACCCTCAAGGTTCAGCAGGTTATGGTGATTACTATGATGAGTTAGAAGTAGCAAATTATGGGCCCGAAGGTGAACGAGATGGCACCAGATCAGTACAAAACGATGATGGCGTTCTTGGAATTAGTAGATACCAGTATGAAGTTGACAAAGGACTTAGACCGGGCCCAAATAGAGTGAATTACTTAAATCCAACACAGCATGGTGGGAGTTATATGAATCCTCCGCTCTATATTGCCCCTCTAAAGGCTTCTGGCTGGCTGGGTATGACTGAGTTAATGTTCCCTGATTACACGCCTTGTAAGCCAAGGAGCACCAATTTAGTTGGCTTTGATGATATCAACGCGATGATAGACAAAACTTACCCAAGAATCCCAGAAGACAAAAGATTAAAAGATGATCCTGATTGCATTTTGGAAGTTCCATTCAACAGAATTTTAAGTCGTCCATCCAGAGCAGGTATTCAGGGTATTATCATGTCCTTAACAAGAATCTTTGCATCGACTCATTTTATGAAAGCGCTTCCTGTGTTTTCAACATTCGCCCCAAGATTCCCAGAAAGTTACAGCAAAATATATGCCGCTTATATTGTTGAAAGGATGGAAGAATCCTTGAGAGGCGCCGGAAACAATTTCCTGAGCCCATTTAAAGATGATGAATTCTGGTATGCGTTCTTAGAGCAAGCCGTACAAACATATGCTCGCCGAGTAGACGATGAATTAGACGACAGTCTCAAGCCAGAAGATGTACCACTCCATATTCAAGATGCGCTAAATCGTCTCAATAACTTGCAAGATGCATACAATTATCCATATGGTGACGAACTTATGAATGCTAAAGCGTCTGGCGATGCCGGTTTGTTTGAAACGCTTAAAAGTTATCGAGAAAGCAAAAACCTCGAAGCGGTTCAAGAAGTTGATGAGGACTGTAAATTAATTCTTCAAGAAATGGTCGTCGAACAACTTGAAGCAATGGGCGCTCGATTCGAAGACAAGTTAAGAAAAGTTGGCTTTGCACCGAAGTACAACAATACAGATTATTACTTTATGACTAATTTTGTTGGTGGTGCCGGTGAACTTACGTTAGACGGCAAATTTGTTGAAAAAACTGTCGATTCTATCCCCCAAGAAGGTGACAACCACTATACCACGGGAGATTTATTCGCCTTACCTGATGGCACTGCCTATGTCGGTGAATATCACGTACATGTAGGTGATGATAATGTTCCAGTCTACATGGTTGGGCCGGAACATGTCAATTCGTTACATGACCTTATAACTCCGTTTGCAAAAAATGTAGTGGTCGGAGTAGAAAAGTCTGATGGCTTTGTAGAAATGGGCGACATTACTGAAACAATTGACAGCTCAAATAGCTTTTATGTCAAAAAGAAAATACTGATAAATGGTTCCGAACATACAAATGGCCGAGCAATTGATATTGTCAGAAATAGTTCGGCCGGTGTAGGGAATATATCCGATTCTTTCCCAGGCACATTACAGATTGTTTCTAGGCCCGGTGGGCCCAACCCAGTCGGCATCAGAGGCAACATCGGAGTACAATATGCACTTGAATTTGGCGCCATAATCGGTGGCTCTCCAAGAGAGATTGTAACTACAACAGTGGATGCACTGGACTTACCAGTAAGTAAATTCGACGGAATTCAACCAAGCAGTAAAATATTATTGTGTCTCATCAATAATCTACGCGATGAGCCCAAGTTTAGGTTAACAGTTGATTACATTGCAGGCGTTAATAAGAGTCTTTCTAACTACGCTATTTATTGTGATATGGCGTTTACACCATCAATTGGTGAATACACTGTGGCAAAAGGTAAAAGCCATGGTTACTTACTACCGACCTCCATTGGTGATAAACCGGGAGGCCGTCTATCCATTGATCCCGCAGATCCTGTAACTGGGGAACAAGCTATAGAAATAGTTTATACTGAAGGCTGGGCTTCAGAAGATGATAGAAACGGATTTTTTGCAAGCCCATTTTTCCTTAAGTGGGATGAATGGGACCAAGAATTGTTAAGAAATACAGTTCGTTCAGCAAAAAGAATTTTTAGGCCCTACTATCGAAAGAGGAAATTTGATGTGGAAGATGATGGTGGTCCAGGTGCTTCCGACATATTCATGAAAGGCCTTAAGGAGAGATTTAGAACTCAACCCGGAGCAAACTTCTTGCCATGGTGGAAGAGGAATAGATTAAGAACAAGTCCATTTAATGCTGACGGCCAACTCTGTAAAAAAGAAGATTAGCATACTTATAGAAAAGGAATAGAACATGTCATCATTATCAGTTAAATTACCATTAGCACGAGATTCTGGAGATGGTTTTGAAATGATAAAAAGTTTTAAAAGCATGATTAAGCAAAATTTTAAAATGCTCCTATTAACTGAAAAAGGTGAGAGAGTAATGGACCCAGAATTTGGTGTGGGTCTTAAACGCTTCTTGTTTGAAAACTTCACTAACAGTACTTTTAGTAAAATGGAAAGAGCAATATTAGACCAGTCTGCGATTTACTTACCAATCTTAGATATTGAAGAGATTGTTTTCAATAGTGTGCCTGACAACCAAAATGCACTATCAATAAAAATTGCTTACTCAATACCAAACTTAAACACCGCAGATTTGCTTGAATTTACTATTTAAATTGAGGATTTAGAATGTCAAAGAAACAAAAGAACCTTTTACCGATTGATTATACACATAGAGAATTTTCTTCTATTCAAGAAGATTTACTGGAGATTGCAGAGAGATTTTACCCTGACAGTTTCCAAGATTTTAGTGAGGCGTCCTTTGGTTCTTTGATGATCGATGCGGTGGCATATGTTGGAGATCAACTTTCATTTTACCTTGATTACAATGTCAACGAGTCATTCTTAGACACTGCATACCAATATTCTAATGTTGTTCGCCATGGGCGAGCCCTTGGGTATAAATTTGAAGGCCGGCCATCAACCTACGGCACTTTGGCAATGTTTATTCTTGCACCTGCCAGTACCACCGGTATTGGGCCCGACACAGACTATCTGCCAATCCTTAAAAGAGGCTCTTCATTTGGCTCTGCTAATGGGCTAAGTTTTGTTCTGACTGAGAACATCGACTTCTCAAATCCTAGAAACCTGTTTGTTGCCGCCCGAAATGATTCAACAACAGGCGCCCCCACATTTTATGCTGTAAAAGCTTATGGCAATGTTGTATCGGGACAATTCGGCCAAGAACAAATTGAAGTTGGCTCTTACGAAAGATTTAAAAGAATTGCACTGCAAACTGAAAACATTTCCGAAATTATCTCAGTTGTAGATGCTGACGGTACCGAATATTTTGAAGTCGATTACTTAGCTCAAGATGTTATCTTTAAAGAAATCACCAATCCAAACTTTAAACTTGATAATGTACCATCAATAATCAAACCGCTTCTTGTATCAAGAAAATACATTACTCAGTTTGAAAGAAACCAAGTAATTCTACAATTTGGAAGCGGTAAGTTTAATGAAAGTGATGTTGTGGCAAACCCACAAAGTGTAGCAGTAAACGTTTTTGGAAAAAACTATGTTAATTTACCAACCTTCGATCCAAGTCGTTTATCAGAAAACGAAAGTTTTGGTATCGTACCAACCAATACCACACTTACAGTAACGTTCCGAACTACAAACGGAATCAATTCTAATGTATCCATTGGCTCTTTGAATTCAGTCACCACCGGCTTGTTTGAATTTGTTAACCAGCAAGATCTAGTTGGCTCAAAGGTCGCTTCGATTCGTTCTTCTCTGGAAGTATCCAATGAAGAAGTCATTTCTGGTGACGTAAGCCTCCCAACTACAAACGAAATTAAACAAAGAATTTACGACACGTTCCCAACACAGAACAGAGCAGTGACCCAAGCGGACTACGAAAACATTTGCTACAGAATGCCAGCAAAATTTGGTTCCATTAAAAGAGTATCGGTCCAAAAAGATGCCGACTCACAAAAAAGAAACCTAAACATGTATGTTGTGTCCGAAGATACAGCGGGTAAATTAACAGGAACAAACTCAACAATTAAAAATAATTTAAAAACTTGGGTTAATCAATATAGAATGATTAATGATACTGTTGATATATTAGATCCCTTCATCCTTAATTTTGGAATTGAGTTTGTAGTGAGGCCACAAACATCGTCAGACAAGTTCATTGTTCTTGATAACTGCATCGAAGCTCTCCAAGAACATTACAAACAACCATTCTTTATCGGAGAACCATTGTATATCAGTGACATTTACAAAGTATTGAAAGATGTTGTCGGCGTGTTAGACGTTTTGAAAGTAAAAGTGTTTTCTAATAGTGGCGGTCAGTACTCAACATCATCTCTTGATTTTGATGAGAATATATCGAGTGACGGTTCTTACTTGGCTGTACCAAACAACGCAATATTAGAATTAAAATTCCCTGAAATAGATATCGTAGGAAAACTTAAATAATGCCTATTAAAAAGTATGTGGCGGATGCCGACAACACAATCGTAAATGCCTTTCAACCAAATCTTCAAACCCGGGGTACTGGTTCAAATGCCGGCCAAGCCGATATTGTAGAAGTTTATTCTATCTATGGAAGACAAGCATCCGGCTCACAAGAGTTATCTAGAATTTTGGTGAAGTTTCCTGTTGATTCAATCAGCACGGACAGAACTTCCGGTATTGTTCCAGCGTCTGGTTCTGTAAGTTTTTATCTCAAACTACACAATGCAGAAACCTCAAGAACTGTACCTAAAGATTTCTCCCTGACTGTTGAAGCTTTATCACAATCTTGGCAAGAAGGTGATGGTCTCGACCTTATAAGCTATAAAGATCTAACCAGAGGAAACATAGGCTCAAACTGGATCTATGCATCCAAAACACAGACTTGGAACAAAGTTGGAGGAGATTACTTAACCTCTTCCGCCCAGTGGGATTTGGCTTCAGAGCCTCCACAGTATTCTCAAGACTTCAGCACTGGCTTAGAAGATCTTGAAATTGATATTACAAGCTTAGTAGAAAATTGGATGGCTGGAGATTTAGGAAACTACGGGGTTGGGGTTAAATTATCTTCATCATTCGAGGCGTACTATTCTAGTTCCACTGGTATAAACACAGGCAGCATCATCCATAACACTGGCGGTGCTACCGTTTCATATTACACCAAAAGAATGTTTGCCCGCGGCACTCAATACTACTTTAAAAAACCAGTAATCGAAGCGCGCTGGAGCGATATTAAAAGAGACGACAGAGCAGACTTCTATTACAGTAGCTCTTTGGCGCCGGCAGAAGACAACTTAAATACCCTTTATATATACAACTATGTCAGAGGTCGCTTGACAAACATACCTGCAGTTGGTATTACCGGCTCTGTTATGGTTAGCCTCTACAGCGGCTCGTCGGATAATTCAGAACCATCAGGTTCTAGATTAATACTTCACAACGGTGCAACCAGCCTGACAGGCGGTTATGTTTCAACAGGAATATACAGTTGTTCCGTGGCATTAACTGCCTCTTCTACACCGATAAAGACACTTTATGATGTATGGCACAGTGGCTCTCACTCAGACGAACATGCTGTTACTACAGAGTTTGTTACAGGCTCAATTAAACCCAAGTTGCTGACTGGTAACTTATCTGTTGAAAAACCAGTGTACTTTATAAACATTACCAATTTACAAAATGAATATCGCAAAGATGAAAACGCGAGATTCAATGTCTTCATGAGGAACAAATTTTGGTCCCCATCAATTTATACCAAAGCAAAACAAGATCCAGAACACAGCCCTGTTGTTAGTGCTTCTTATCGGGTGTTTAGGACACTTGATGCATTAGAGGCTGTACCATACAACACCGGCTCAGACTTTGCAACTGGCTTGTCCTACGATGTTTCTGGTAGCTATTTTGAATTTGATATGAAGAACCTTGAGCCTGGATATGAATATGGGTTCAAGTTTGCTTTTTATGATGATGAAAACAAAACTTGGAAAGAACAAAATAAGGTTTTCAAGTTCAGAGTGTTAGATTATGAGTACTAAAGATTTATTTGAAAGAAATTATCTTCCCGACAAAACCGAAAAAACAGCATACTCCGAAATAGAATCGGCAGACAACCTCAAAGCCCTTAGTGGAAAACAAAAGGCATTTGTACCACAGGTTGATTACACCGATCCTCAATCGTTTGCTAAATACGGTTCTGCATATCTATACTATGAGAGTGCCTTACAGAGAATTATGGATTTTTATCCATATGATGGTTCTGCTGCAGAGATTAACAATTTCTACAATAAGTCTCTTGATATAGAAAAATATATATTCAATAGCAGATACCCCAGAACAAATGGTTATGTTGTTCTTTCTGTCGATGGTTGGGGAACGGGTACCAAATCCAATGACAACTATGGTTTGCCTGCAGCAGCAGAATACATTACATTTAAAGGCGGCCCAAACGTAAAGTCTCAAACTGGAAATCTTAAAGATATTATTCCAGATCCCAGTAACAGCAAATTTCAATATAACAATGTGTACGATGAAAACTTGTATACAAATGATGGCCTCCCCTCTGATTATGGTAAAGGCACTCGAACATCTAACCTCAAATCAGATTTTGATACAGGGGTTACTGTAGAATTCTGGAGTAAGACTGGTTCCCTTGCTACAAGTATCTCTGAGAAACAAGTTGTCTTTGATGCATGGAACAATGCCCTCAGCTCCAGTGCTGATTATGGTCGTATAACTATCGAACTTAATGCTACGGCCTCTAACAGCCCATGGCTTATCACAGTTCAATCAGGAGCAACCAGCGTCTTCCAACAAACAGTTGGTACAAATGTAACACTGAACTCTCTTGAGGATTGGAAGCACTACGCATTTACTTTATCTAACACTGGCTCTGACTTCCAAATTGAACTATACGTTGATGGCGAGCTGGACGATACAGAGACAATATCTTCCACAACGATCAACGAACTTAATCCAAGAAATATGGTCGGCCGTATCGGCGGCTTACTTACAGCCCCGTCTGGTTCCGCAGACGCTACATTAGTTGATAACTACATTGGTGGTGGTAAGCTAAGTGGCTCAATGGACGAATTTAGGTTCTGGAAAGTAAGAAGAACAGCCAAAGACATTGGTAAAAATTGGTTCACTCAAGTCCGCGGCGGAGCCAACACCGATATAGCAAACACTACACTTGGATTATATTACAAATTTAATGAAGGAATTACAGCCACTAGTTCCATCGATAGTGTGGTGCTGGACTATGGTGGTAGAATTTGCAACGGTACATGGACTGGTTATGGAAGCAATTCCAGAAACACAGGTTCGGCTATAGTATCTGCTTCAGCCGCCGCATCAGAGTATCTTGACCCGATCATATATTCAAACCATACAGATGTAGCATCTCTGAGAACAGAACTATTGAATCTTGGTACGTATCATGACGGACAAAACACAAGCCGCTTCCTCAATCTGATTCCTTCATGGGTTATTGAAGAGACCGCGGAAGATGATAACAGTGACTTAGAGAAATTATCACACATAATCGGTGCTTACTTCGATAAAATATACTTGCAAATATCTGCACTTCCAAAGTTCAAGCATTTAAATTACCCAAGTTCGTCACACACCCCACTGCCTTTCTCGGAACACCTTCCGGCATCATTGGGTTTGCTGACACCAGAAATCTTTATTGATTCTACAGTTACTGAAAAATTCGCTAATCGAACAGACACAACAATTTTCGAACAAGATTTACAAGAAACTAAAAATCTTATATATCAAAACATATACAATAACATAGCTTCAATTTACAAGTCAAAGGGTACAGAAAGATCAATTAGAAACGTACTCAGATGTTTCAACATCGATGATAACTTAATTTACTTGAATGCTTATGCAAATAACCAAACATATGAATTGCAAAACAACTTGGTGCAAACGCAAAAAAGAAAGAGACAACTCAATTTCAACGAAAGTACCTCAACTTCAGCGGTTGTGTTCCAAGCAAATGATCCTGCCTTTTCTGGTGAGACTCTCGGGTACATCTACGGCTCAGGCACCGAAGGTCTAGAAGATAAATACGGTTTCACATTAGAAGCTAGCACTATGTTTCCTAAGTTCTTTCGTTCGATTGACAAAGTAGACAGAAGCTTTACAGAAATATCCCTGTTCGGTATGCAGACTGTTAATTCAAGTTCTACCGAAAATACAGCATTCTTAAGTGGAGCACAAGATACTGCTAACTTTCAAGTATTTGCTGTTCGTGATGCCGTTCAATCAAAAAATGTATACTTTAAATTAACTTCCTCGATCGACCCTCACCCATTTGACGCATTAACATCAAGTTTATTCTACGATGTTTACGATAATGAGAACTGGAATTTCTCAGTCGCAGTTAAGCCATCTAATTTCCCGTACGCTGACGTAGTTAGTGGTTCTAGCAACTACACATATGATGTTGTGTTCCGCGGCTACAATAACAAGCTGGGTACAATCAATAACCAATTTGAGGTATCGTCATCTGTATCCAAGGCTGTCGGTCAAGCTATGCTCCGTGCTGGTAAGAGAGTGTATGTAGGTGCCAGAAACACCAACATAACAGGCTCGAACCTCACTAAATCTGATGTGTTATTTAACTCTGCTAAGTACTGGACTAAGTTCATTGACAGCTATACGCTCAAGCAGCATGCATTAGATAGAGAAAACCATGGTATTTCAGGATCTTACAGAAATATTAATGCTCTTGATTCCCTGACAAGTAACCAGAATTCTTATAACTTCAACACTCTTGCGATGAATTGGTATTTTAACAATGTAACTTCATCTGATGGTAGCGGTAATTTCTTTGTAACTGATTTAAGTTCTGGTTCTGCTAACATCCGTGACAACTTTGGTTGGTCCGGTAAGATTGCGGGCTACATGTATACAGGTAAAGGCGCCGGCTTCTTAGCTGATAGTACTGCCGTAGCCCCACAAAAGATAGTATCAGAGTTCAAGTTTGTAGATCCCGAACAAGTAGTGTCTTCCGACATGGTTAAGATCTTATCTGAAGACGACGAACTCTTTGGATTGTTTGACGAAGTACCTAACTACGTCTTTACAATTGAGAAAAGCATATACAAAGCTATATCGGAAGAAATTTTAGATTTCTTTGCTGGTGTCATTGATTTCAACAATGTGATTGGAGACCCAGTTCATCGATACAGAATGGAATACAAACCAATTAATCACTTGAGAAATATCTTTTTTCAAAGATTCTCCAACATTAATACTGTTGAAAAGTTCACTGAGTACTTCAAGTGGTTTGATGATGCATTGGCTAACATAATAGAACAGTTAGTACCAGCTTCAGCGGACATGGTACCTGATGTATACAATACTATCGAGAGTCATGTATTAGAAAGAAATAAATATCAGACCCCGTTCCCAACCATAGAATTTAAAGACACGTTACCGGGAGAATCTACGCCCGGCGGGGCGTCACCCGGAGGTATTTTTGTCAACTCTGCCACCGGTATCGCCGCGAAAACTGGCCGCTATGAACTTGATGCGTTTGGTGGCGTTGAAAGTTCTCCTCGACCAACAAACTTACACAAAAATTTCTGGAAGAAGAAGGCTCGACCTGGCGCAGCCGGCGTTGGAGACTTTGAGATATCCTCTGGGGATGCCGCTGTTGATGCAGCTCGCACAAAACTTCGCGATGTAATGTGGAAGAAGCCTGTTCTTAGCGGCACAATGCCAACTTTATCAACGGTTGCTGGGGTCAAATATCAAAAAAATATAGCCATTGTGTCCCTTGATGCCGGCACTGTAGATTTGAAAAAAGTTGATATCGACAAAACAATTAAAGGTGGAGTCAACTTCGAACATAACAAGAGTATAGATTACACATACTCCTCACTGAGACCAGCCGGTCCAATCAACACCAATAACGGTGTATTTGTCCCTCAAAACGTTTTGTTTGCAGAAACAATTGATTTAGAACCAATTGATACATTGGCTCAATGGAATCAAGAAGGTAATGTTGGTAAGAAGAGAAAGAGACATCTCAAGGTTATACAAGGCCGCGACTATGTTGACGGACAAGGATACGCTGTAAATAAGAACTCTTTCTCCTTCCCGTTCAATGTTATGAGCGCCTCGATTCCTGGTGGTGTCGATAAATTAATTAGAGCAAGAACCGAAGACAACTTAACCATCACTAACTTACACAATGATGTATACGGCCCAGAAATGGAACACCCAATGCAGGGCCCATTTACTAATTATGCTGTTGGCGGCCACCAGTCAAGGCACGTCCCACTTAACAAAAGTGCTACTGGAAAAAGTGCTCTTCAACTTCCATACTACAATGGCCTTGATGACTATACTACACGTCCCGAAGCTTGGAAAATACTTATCGGAAAATGTTCGGGTATTGAAATGGGATCTGGCGCCATCGGTATGGTGGCACCTGATTATCCATGGCCTGAAGCCAATGATCGCGGCGTTCCTGCATACCCACTGACGGCTTCTCAAAAAGCATATTTATACAGAGATCATATCGCTAAGCGCCCTGTCAATATTCGAAACATTCGAATGAGAACAGGCTCCACAATTCTTGGAAACTTTGAAAGAAATTATGAAGTAGTACACTCGTTTGATGCATATGCTAACCCACGAAACTTTATCGAAAACCAACCTGTCTTACCAACAGTAATATTTTCCAACAAAACAACTGCTTCTACACAGACACGCACATTCCTTGATCTACGACGAAATGCTGACGGACACTTTCAGTTTGTTAGTGATTATAATGTAGGATATCTCAGTGGAACAATAAACAAATCTATTATTACAACAAGATTCGCTGCCCCCGGCGGCATAGAAGTCAGTACTCATGGCTACAGAGATTTTAGAGCCAGCGAGTTTTCTGTATACAACAGTTTGAACCACCGCAACTCTACGGTGATTAGACGCCAACAGACGCCCTCTGGCGCCACTTCTGAGCCAACTGGGATAGGTACCCCTGGTATTCGAGTATTCGACATCCACGGCCGTGATTTCGGCTTAACTTCTCATTACGCGCGGCACACCGCAAAATTTGGTAGAGATTCCAACCTTGTAACAGACGCTGAGGCTGGTTCGTCATATATTCAATCACCCGGGTTCCATAAAACACACAGAAATAATCTTGACAGAGTTGAAATTACGGGCTACGATGGCCCGAATTTCACTCATGCAACTCAATCACAATACGATAATTTCTTTGTTTCACATCAAATCCCAAGATCGACAAAGCAATACTCGTGGATTACCAAGTCAGTTGTAAACACCAATGATGTAATTGGCTTTACAATGCCAGACTTCACACGAAGAATATCCTCATCTACTGGTATAACTTACGAAGATTCTTACGATTTTGTTAGTGCAAGTCAGACAGGAACTAAAATTGAAAATGGACAAAGAAAATTCCCTGGCATCGGGGATGAGGGGTTCTTGCCACAAGTATCAAGACTTAATTTAAATATTGTCGATCCGCTTTCTTCTTCCACCAACACCATGGGTCACGCAATAACTATCCCCCTCGGCTCAACAACAGAAACTGATACACAATATGTTAACGCACCCGAATTAGTCAAGGAAGTTGCAGAATCTGCAATCCCTGATGCGTTCAATATGCTTATGATTAAGCGTAATGGCTACTATGGAAATGCCGGTTGGCAACAAGCGCGCCGGCAAGATCATCAATTATTAATGCACGAGAGAAGAAATAACAAACTCTCAGTGCAATACAGAAATGGAGATCTTCAAAAGTTTGATTTATTCCCAGTTTCTGCGAAAGGTCGCCCCGTTCGTGTCAATCTCGATTACATAAACATGGTATCCACGTCTGCAGGTGGAATCCAGAGAACACCAGAGAACATAACTTTTAAAACCTCATACAACAATGAGATGGTTTTATTCCAAGAACAAAAATTAAATGATTTCGTTGAAGTGAATTTTGATTCAGAAGTCACAGCCTTCGAGCAGTTGGTGGCGATGAAAGATCGCAACAATATCCAACTCAACTGGATTCTTTATTCTGAGAATGTATTCCCGTCTACAAGAAACGAGTTTAGAACGCAAACTTCTGAAAGAACAAATTACGACAATCTTTTCTGGAGAGATACACAGGCTGATAGAATTGCTCTTGGTGTTGGCCGCGCCAACTCTCTTGGTATCACTGGTTCTACAGATGTAAAAACTAATGCAGGTAACTTCACAGAAAGTCTACTGTCACAAAGTGTGTGGCCTCTTGATGCACCAAGTGACTTTGAAACCAGAACTGCCCCACCAGTTGTTACGATCGAAAGGGGCAACACAGGACTTCCCACCTCCGACGATATAGAATTAGCCAGTTTGGTGGTTTCCAATTCTGCCGGCGAATTACAAAACACATATAGCACATACACATTTGCAAATTCTGCTAGCGTTCATAGCTTTAGCCACGCCCAAAATTACTCACTGGCGGGAACAGTCAGGAACTCCGCTTTATACGCAAGAAAACACATGATGAACTCCCCACTTTCAGTTAGACCGGATGCCTCTATTCGAAATATTAGGGGAATTAATGTAGAGACTTTAATTAGTTATGAAATTCCGACAGGTTCTGGTGAAGCTAAATGGGAGGCTGCCACTCAAGCCGGCTATCTAACAACTTCCAATGGTGTAACTTCCTTTGTATCTTCCGAATCAAAGCCTTTCTACAACAACTATGATTCTTTCAAACAAGACATCAAATCGTTGGCTAAAGGATACGCCGTAGTGCCAGAATTCAGGGTGTCAGAGCAAATTGAAAATTACACCAAGTTTGGAATTCAAGATGGAGAGAACTTCGACACTTTCGAGATTCCAGGTACTAACCTTAGCTCTTCTCAGGACACGTTCTATAAAGACTTCTCCAACTCTGACTTCTTAAGAAACTTTGCAGATATTAAGAAAATGTCTGATTTGTCCGCAAAAGAAATTAAATTGACCTGTCATGCTGCAATCAAATTTAACCCTTACAAGGGATTCTATCCAGCACAAAGAAGTTTAGACTTGGTTTCTCAATTCAGCAAATCATACGGTGAGTCAGTTGAGATCATATTTGATAGTAGCAAGGCCGTTAATCCAATTGCTTCTTTTAGGGAATTTGCGGATGGTACCCAAGATAGTAAACAACCACTACACAATGCCATGGCAAGATCGGTAATTAAGCCTCTCTTTGCACCAGGAATTCTTTATAATTCTATTAAATCAGGAATGGCCGTTGATTACCCAATATCCACAAATGGCTATAAGTTTATTTCAGTAAATGTAACCGGTGCCTTACTATTCAATCCAACCGAAAACCACATGCTTACAACATCCGATGCAACCGGCTCTCAAGAATATATTTCTGGCGCCTTCTGGGATGTCAGGCTGCCATTTGAAACCATCATTGATCCTAGTAAAACTATGCGTGGACTAGTGATACCAGAACAAGAACCACACCCATCACAAAGCTTTGGCGCTATATTGGCACCATCTTCTTCGATTGCATCTGGCCCAGCAGACAAACTCTACAGTATGATGGCATCAAACTATTTTGCAGAAGTTGGGAAGTTCTTCCTCAAAAAAGGTGGGTACACAAGACTACAATCCAATGGTGTTAGTTTATCAACATTTAAATTTAGTAAAAATGAGGTATATGGCGCCCGTCTTAAAATGAGAACCTCCTTCAGCGGCTCCAGAACATACAATTTTGAGTCTGGTTCCGATGGCGCCTTCGACTTTTTTGCACCAGATGGTGCCCGTGCAGTATTTAAAAATTCTGATACCTCCATATCTTCTGCCGACTTGATTCGTTCCGGTACGTTCGAGATCCCACAGGATCCTGCTATGAATCCACAGTTTGTTAAAAACTTTACAATGTATGACAGAGCCAGTGGTTTCGGACCTCCCGTTGCCGGCCGCGAGTTTGGAAGCGTATCTAAGGCGAACAACAACGGTACTAGTGATCTTTTTGCCCTTTCCGCATCCGCCTTCGGTGTCAAAGATTCCATGAACGGCCACAACTGGTCTTTCACTCCACCATATTACGATGGCGAGGCATGGGTAGACTTTATTTTCAGACCGTCTGCATCTGTTGAGTATGACCTTCAAAGAATCCTGGCAGAAACACAAATCGTCAAACGGCGCTTTGATCCAGGCCCAGATTTACCAGGACATAAGGCACAACCAGGAGTATACAGGCGAACTCTAATTAGAGATAATGATCTTAGCTCATCAGTATCTGGTGCTCTTATAGCTTCACAAAACTTCACTCCCTATGCCAGTGAAAACATCAATCATAACGCAATGCAAATTGATTCTGCAGTCAACTTGTTTGGTGTTGAAAATATTACTAAGAGACAACTTGACAAATTTGGAAATGAGATTTTATCTGAAAACTCTGTTGTCGGACAACGCTGGGTTATCCAGCCCAAGTTTGAAACCCCAATGATGAACTTCTATGATGCAAGTAAGGCTACCGCTGGCTTCGGCGATGAAGCAACACCAAAGGGTATGTGGCATCAATTTGGACGCTTACCTAGCACTACTTCCGAAGGGATTTTCTTGGAAATCGATGATATCCCAGCCCAATGGCTTACAAACCACTACGAAGTCGTCACTGGTTCGTCTATATATAACGATTACACTGCCGCAGATGGTCCTAAAGTATCCCAACAGATGAAATCATTCTCTAGTTTAATGGGTTTTAGTGATGACAACTCGAAGGTTCGATTAGGACAACTGGCCGAAAAACAAACAATCAAAGAAGCAATCGTGGCAGTTCCATACATTGTCGAAGGCATACCAGCAAACGGTACACAGCCTTCCAATTCGAACGCCAAGACCAGAAAACAATTCATCAACATCCCCAGGAAGCGTTTCGATGCTGCCAAGCAGTCCAAGATCGGCTCAAAATCTGGAGATTCATTGGACGCAGCCGGAAACTCAATTAGAAAATTAGTTCAGAAAATGAATGATTATATATTGCCTCCTCAGTTTGACTTTGTAAACAACGATATTGATCCGATGGTTATGTATGTATTCGAGTTCAAATACGAATTAGACAAGAATGATTTATCTTACGTGTGGCAAAACTTGGCTCCTAGAGAATATACTAAGATGGAATTCCAACAAGATTCAGTCGCTCACGAACTTATAAACACCGAATTACTCACAGAGAAGAATCTCTTAAGTAATCCAAACTTAAGATGGATGATTTTCAAAGTAAAACAGCGTTCCCAAGCATCCTATAGTGATATGACAGTAGCACAAGTCGGCCAAACAACAAAACAAAAACTGGGTGATACTGTTGAAATGGATGGCTACAACTTGAGTTACAATTGGCCTTATGACTACGTATCCATTGTTGAATCAATCAAAACAGATGTCGATGTTGTCTACAAGAGAGAAGCTGGAAGAAGTAATGTTATTGAACCAAAACCAACTACTGGTAAACAAAACACGACTCTCAGTAAGAAAAGTCGCAGAAAGAAGAAAGTCTCCTTGAAAGAGAAAAAGAATAGAAGGGGTAATTAATTAAATGGCTAAGCTTTTAGATAAAAAAGAAAGAGTATATGATCTTAAGTTGACAAACTACGGACATTACTTATTATCAGTCGGCAAATTCAAACCTACATATTACTCTTTTTACGATGACAATATCATCTATGACAGTGCTTATATAAACATAAGTGAATCTCAAAATCAAACTCACACAAGGATCAAAGAGGAAACACCCTATATTGAAAGTTTGGTGCTGTTTGATAATGTAGATGGAAGGTTACAGACCAACCCCACCGAGCCTCCAGCATTGAATATAGAACTGTCGCTAGCACCCCGTGATGTCATTGTAGACGGCTTAGGCCTAGGCACGCCGGTGATATCACCTGAAGGCGACCTGGAGTCTCCTACACTGACTGCTACGCCCGTAACAGATACAGCCTTAGCTTCTGAAATAGCTTCCCGTGCTTTCGTGAATAGCCCTCGGCCACCCTCTTACTTTGCTGTAGACCAGACACCCACCATGCTGCAGCCAAGAATAGACATATTTAAATTTGATGCAGCTATCGGTGATGCTTTCTTGGATGGTAGGAACACAAATGTTGCACCGGCATGGAAAGTGGTTGTTTTGAACGGAAAAATAGACAGTTCCACACAGAAATACAAAACTAATAACTCTTCGTCCTTAAACATTCCCCAAATCAATATAAGCTCAAACTACAAAAAAGAGATTAAAAACATAAATTCTAATTTAGATTCTTCTCAATTTTCTATTCAAAGTGATGTATTCGTGGATGATAGATATATCCAACTTACACCAGACACTCCAATGATTTATGTAGATGAAGTTAACACGGAGTTGTTGACTGACAATTTTGATGTTGAGGTATTTAAAGTCAACACTGATACTGGGGACACCAAGGTTCTAAACGATCTAGAAAGAAAGTTTTTTGAAACTAAAATAGACCAAGTTGTCAACGGCCTCATGGTTAGTCCAAACCAATTGTTTAATGACAACACAGAGTTAACTAAAAAAGCTGTAGAATATTATTTTGATTTTGTCAAAGACAAAAATGTAGATAAAGACACTGTTTGTAAACAATTACAAATATTCAACAAATCGTCGTATTATATTGACTTGGATATTGATTGTGATGAAGTAGGTGTTGAAAATGTTTACAATGATATTTATGGAAGTGAGGTTGTACCAGAAATATGCCAAGATTAATTTTTAAAGGAGATACAAACGAAACGTTTGGTAAATTTCTCCCTACCCCTATTATTGATTCAATTATAATTGAAAATGTGGAGCCTGATGACCCGGTTGCCTCTTCGTTGCAACGGATTGCTACTGTACTCGGACAACCCGCTATAGATACTGCAAATTTAACTAAATACAGCGCCAATATGTCTGTATTTTTTAACTCAGATGATAACTTTAGTATTGATCCACTTATTGAAGAGTTATTTAACTACTCAACAGATTCATCTGGCAACAACGAAAGCCTTTACATAAACTTGTATATTCTTAAAAATCAAATTGCTATTGACGAGCTTAAAGAAAACAAATTTGCTCTGAAGATTTTAGCATCGCCAATGCTGTACGGGTCCATGCTTCAGTCTGAATTTGAAGATTCGGGCTTGCCCTTGAGTAATACTGACTTTGATATTTATAGTGGGTTAGAAGGAATCTCGAATCAAGTTATATCAATACCATTTAGTGATTTTGAAGATAAAATTACTTTCTCACCTGACTATGATGAGGATGGTAATCCTATTATAAAATCCTCGTACGTCACAATAACAGGGTATACTAAAGCTTTCACAAGTATCGAGAACATGACTATTTTTGCTTGTGTCTCCACAGAGTCAGTAGCAGACTTGATGAGGTATTCGGATGCGATCTTCGCTTTAAACTTTAGTGATGTGTCCTACGAAAACGTTGTAGATAACAACAACTTATCTATTTTTAGTGACCCGTTGTTTATTGATGTCAATAATCAATTTTACCCAAATATTCCTTTACAAGCTCTTAATACAAAGTATTTCAAAGTTGAGAATTTTGGTCCAACCGAAATAATAAATTCTCTTAACAGTCTAACATCTGAGTATCGCGAAAGAGCATTAGGTGACAGTATGCTCTCAGACGCTATTGACGGAATTGATTACGTAATCGCAATGTATTCCAATACAAGTGAATTCTTACCTCGTCTCAATAGATACAAAGAATTATTTCCGTCCAAGAGTGGCGCAACGACAACAGGTCGTCTTTACGAAAGATTTCGTATTGTAGTGACAAACTCAAACACAACCCTTCTAGGCCAAGAAGAAGTGGTTAAGAGAATACTTAGAAATTTCAAACTGATTGACGCTAGAGCAACAAACTTTGAAGATATCTCCTCTGTATCGTTTGATGAGACTTTGACTGACTCCGATTTTGCATATCCGTTAGCGATTGAATCAAACGTAGCTAAATATGTTCCAGAGTCGTCCTCAAAAGCATTGTTCCCAGGTTCTACCGAGATTGATTCTGGAGAAATTGATAGGCTCCGCGGCGAGTTTACAAATCTCTTAGAAAGAAATCTAAGAGTGATTAGAGACGAAGGGTCATACTTCTTTACCGGAGTAAACCCATTTGGCCGCGGAACACTAAGGAATTCACCTCCTGTACGCGATGCAATGATAAAATTAACAGACTTTGCAGACGCATATGCATTAAGTTTTGTTGATGACTACAACGGCTGGCGTTTTTATCTATTCGCTGACGATAAAGAAGAAGCAATAGAAAAAGTTAACTCAGAACTGAGATACGTCCTTGATGATTACACCCGCGACCTTGGCGCTGGCCCGGGCGAACAGGACTGGCACGGCATTGGTGATCTGACCTATGAGGACGACGAACTTTTCAGTTACGGTCGTACCACAACTGGTCTATACTCCGAAGATTTCTATTCAGAAGGAAAGGGTTTAAGACACTGCACCACATTACAACAAGTTCAATCTTTGGTACAAAATTTAATTACCGGCCCCCTCACTTTATCAGTTCCAAAGAGAGGTGATGGCGTTGCCGGCACTGCCACATTGTCAGAAACATTCGCCATCGATGAAACTGGAGTTGATGACTATGAATTAATAGTAAGTGATATTACTCTTGGCTTCGGCACCGGTGTCGAAGTGCTGACGGATCACATGCAAGAGAACCTCGCAGTAATTGATTTATTTCACACTCGCACAGTTTCAGAGTCCGGAAGAACAGAAGGTGTCTTTCTTGTAAAAAAGAGTTACGAAGAAATCTTTCGCATAATTATTGAACTAGTGACGGGAGCGATTTCAGCTACAGTTGATATAGATGATGATTTGGGTACTACTGTTCTTGATAATATTATACACGACACAGTAATTGATTCAGTCGAGACTTTAATTGAAAATTCCAGATCTGCTATGATGGATATGTTCGAACATCCATCTACATCTCCTTTTGTTGGTATGACAAGAGATGAAAGAACAGCATGGTCCGAAGAATGGGCCAAAACAATGCGTATTGAATTAGAAGAGTCAGTCTCTGCCGGCATAGGCACAATACAAAGTCTTCAGTTTTATCTCGCACAGACATTCAGAGAAGCTTACGAAGGCACCACTGTATTATGCCAGCCCCGTTTTATAAATTATAAAAGAGGGCCCATGACTAGTTCTACTTTAGGGATTATAGGCGGTGATTGGTCATCCTTGCAAAGCCGTATTTCTGATGGTACTTTGACCGTATCCGAACAAGCAAACTTATCAGACGCCATTTTATCAACATTTTCTCAATTAGCTGATTCGATTGAAGAAAGGCTGACAGATTTTATGGCCGAAGCATCTGAATATTTTAGAGACACCGAATACGATACTGGTGGTCTTTCTGTTTTAAGCAATATAGATATTGTGGTTAAAAAATCTGGCTTCTTCTTTTACGATATGGAAAAGTACATGCGCCGCGGCTCATTTATATCAAGGTTTGTAAACGTTGATAGAATGCTTAGGACGATGGACTTATCGCATGAAATGTTAAATAACGCAGTGCAGGTGGCCCAAGTACACTCCTTCAACCTCACACATAAGACCAATATGATTTTAAATTCACCCGCCTCAGCAGATTATGAAAAAGCATCAGATCCTACAGACTTTGATAGTATGTCTTTTGAATGTCAGCTTGGAGCTGACGGACAGGTTTATAAACAAGTCGGTGCAATCGAAGGAGGCTTTAGATACAGTGACTTCTTTAGTACTAATTTTTTAGATGACTCCACTACTGAGCTTGGTGACTATAACATCGAAATGGCCGCGTCGACATATGGCGTTCAAAGAACAGCGTCTCACTTGGTGATGAGGAATTACAACTTTACCGATTTTGCCGATTCTGCCCTGTATGGAGAGCAGACATGGCGAGAAAACTATCGCCTATTAATGTATTATTATCAAATGTTTTTAGACGATGACAAGATTTTTCTTGGAGATCCGACAGATACAGAATATTCCAATAACAAGGTTATGCTTAGATACGAAATTCATGACTCTTCTTATCATGTCTTAAATGCAATTATTCAGAAATACATAATAATATATGAAGAGTTTATTAAAGAATATGTTGAACCCGCCTCAGAGAGTTGTGCTTACGATGAATTTAATATGCAATTTAACAGTTTTTTTGTGGAAGGAATTTTAAGTAAATTCCCAGACGCCAGAAACCAGCCGTGGTATAAGATGGTTTCCCTACATGTATTGTATGTAAATATGTTTACAGACTTATTTAATGGTTCGAATAGCTTAATGTTGGATTCTGCCAATTCTGTATTAGATCAAATAAAACCAGAAACTGGCACACTTGAGGCTCTACTAAACTTCAGAGAACAAGCAGAAAAATTCTACGAGTTCTTGCTGGTAATCAATGAGTCTTCTAGAATTTTAGCAAATGAAATTTGTAACCCAAGTGGGGTGATTGTGGAATTCCATCAGTCTGGTGCTTTTGATGTAAAATCACCAGTAGTCGACTTTGTTGGTGATTTTACTGATACCACTGGAACACCAGATGGTTCTTGATAAAACAAATCAAACAGATAATATTTTTATTGCCATCATATTTACTATAAGAGAATAAAACATGTTTAATATACCCGCACCATTAATAACCAAAATCAGCACAGCCAAGACTGCTCGTACAAATTATGATAAAACAATACTGGGTGATAAAATTGTTAGTAAATCAACAGATCCCACATTGTATAACGTACAATCTGGACTGACATCTTTAAAATCAAAAACAGGATTATCGACCAGAAAGACAAGAACAACTGCTGTCAACAAAGATAGACCACAGTTAGCAGAAGAAATGCTTATGCTTATGAATGTTACGATTGATGACTTGCCAAGAGATTTCTCTCTTCTTGAAAGCGACTCCAACAAGGAAGAAGAAAAAAACCCAAATATTATTGATACAAAAGATTTTGCAAATACAGTAAATTCAAAAACTGGAACAGGTGATAAGTTCAAAGATGACAACGATCCGTTCTATCAACTTGATGAAGACAACAGCTCAAGAGAAAAAGAAGAAGTTAAAAAATCTGACCCTTCCTTCATAGCAGCCAGCTTTACAGTCTTAAATCAAAGTCCCGTTTATTACGGAAAAAACAAATACTTTAAAGGAACTCAGTAATGCCATCAGTTTCACCCGGCCTCTATTCGGATTATGGAATCTACAGCGATTCTGCATATGCCCCTTCCACTGACTCTAGTTCCACACTTCCTGAAGCGACCTTTGGAGGCGCAGCACCAGACACCGCGCCAAGAGACGGCGCGCCTGCACCATCATACTCATTCCCCGACGAATTCGAAACCATGGGCGAAGTCATGACGGCCCCGGAAGCTACACCCATAAGCCCTGGAACAGGCCCGGGCACTGGTTTTGATATACCTACAGGTGACTCAGCAATCCCAACTTTTTCAGGAGAAATGATTTTAGATGAAAGGCTCGCTTTAATACCCTCTTTGGCATCTAGCAACCCCGCTTTGACTGTACTAACCGGTCGAAAAATATCTGATTACACGAGGGCAAACAACGGCGTTATACCCAAGTCGGCTATGCTAGGCCCATCAGGCGTATACGGGTTTGAAAGAACAGAAACACTCGATCCGTCCGAGTTTGTATTGCTCCTTGACGATGCTGCAGCATTAACAAAAAGTGTATCTATTAACGCATTAGCCTTATACAGTGTATACAATGATCCGTCCACTGGTGTTTGGGATACCAGATTTGTTGACATCTTTTACACTGCTGGCGCTTCCGCCCCTAGCCCAGCACTAAGTCTACCAGAGGAATCCGAATATTGGCATTACTCGCTGCCCTACAATCCATATCCACCCGGTGTGTGGTTTTCGCCCGAAAGAACAGCTATAATAGCCAAATTTGGATATGATGCGGTCACTTTTGACGCACACCCATATAATGGCACATTGGAAAGACTTGATCTAGCAATGACAAATATTATTGATGATTTGGCGACCGGAGTAATGCAAAGATTAGATCTCTCTAAGACCACCAAGAAATTAGATTTTACTAAAGAATTGTTCGAAAATATTATAGATGACGAAGCTATAGAAGGATTTACGCCGACCACAAGCGCTCCTACAACAACAACTGTGGTATCTACCGTCTCCACAACACCAGCATCACCCGGAGGAACATACTAATGGCTACAACTGAAGCGTTTGTCCCTGATATGGCGGAACGCCCAGCCGAAGTTGGACCCCTTCTCCCCGAGCCCCCTGCTGATGTAACAGAGGCATCAGAGGTATATGAATATAGGCTTGTTGCAAGACCCAGTGGAGAATATCATTTAAGACAAAAACAGATATCTTTCGTAGATTTAAATTTGTTATCAGGTTCTTCTGATCTTTTAAGAAACGCAGTCGGAGGGTATTTCTTTAATTTGACCAGCGATGATGGCGAATACATGGTCCCTCCTCCATTTTACAAATTCTTACCAGTTGACAATCCAAACGAATTCGTTCACTCGATTACTTCCTTTACAGGTGTTGAGGTGCAAAGTGAAATAGGTAATAGAGAGGAAAGAGGTGAAGTAGCATCTGATTTAGGAATAAGACAAAAAACAGTCTTACCATATATGAAATTTATCACCCACATTGAAGGTGATCCACTAAATCCAATGCTTTCGGATGTAGTTAAGGGTTCTAAATATTGGGATTGTCTGTTTACCGGTAAGCCATTCGGAAACAACACAATCACTCCAATATATTCTGATGGGACTTACGACGATCATTATATAACCACCACGATGCCATACGCTAAAATTCAAGAACAATTGCTAGTTAATGGGGCCGAAATTAGTAATTACATTCAATTAAGTTGCGAGTATAATCACATCTTAAGAAGATACCAGAGTTTTACCGATTCGCAAGAAACCGAAAGAACCATTCCAAACTTTTATGCCTTTGGTTTGGCAGCTTATCAGACTGACTCTCTGGTGTTAGACGCCAACATAACAAATTACTACTCTCTCAACAATTCAATAACAGTTGATAATCTATACAATATTTATAACAATCGATTTGAAGATGACATAGAAGACGGAGTAATTCGATCTGTTGGTATCAGCCCAATGATAAAATACTTAGATTTCTCATTGCCAGTGTCTGCCTCGAACATATCACAAGAATCTTTAAATTACATCGATTCAAGATTTTCCAACGTATTATTTAATGATTTTGCAACACGAACCCTTGAAGGAGATGCCTCCAAACAACTTGTCAGCACTATGCCGTTCTACAACAAAATAACCTTCAGCACAAAGCAGAGCGACTATTACGCCGCAGTTATTGCAAAAAATCAATTTAGCACAGGATTTTTAAAATCTCTTAAAGAAGTTTTCTTAGGACAATCTCCTGATGAATTAGTGCCGGAACCAGTAGAGTTTTTACAAAATCAAAAATTAGCGGTACCTGGAGACGGAACTAACTTCGATCAAGTATACACCTCATCGGACAATACAGTGCTGCGCTCTGTTGATTTAGTCGAATTAATGCTTTATTCTCATAATAAAATCAAAGAAGAAAACGAAGATTTCTTTGTTGTTGATTACAAAAATTTAGAAACAGACACTGCGTACGATACCAAAGGTGTCTACCGTGCCCTTAATGCGCGAAACGCGCTTCGTTGTATTAACGACATATCCAAAACATTTTCCACCAATACAAAAGCATTTTCAGTCAAAAACATAAATCTGCTACTTAACTCTCAAAACGACACCGTTCATTCTTTTGAAGTAGACAAGTTTAATAATTTAACCCCAGACGTGAAAGACCACGAAATACTCGCTTATCGAGTAGAAAAAATTGGTGGTTTAGCTACTGGAGACTCCAATACACAGAGCACGATACAAAACTTTTGGGTATTCAATAGTTTACATTTAAAAGAATTCAACCTGTTTGATACCCAAGTCAAATACGACACTGCGTATACATATAAAGTATATGCATATTATGCAGTAAAGGGATTCAAGTATAAATTTGCAAACCTACAGATTTCAAGGATTATTGGCTCAGTAAGGGAAGATGCCACAGATCCCGAATCTCCAATTACTGGATATTGTGTAGAGTTCTACGACCCTGAAACCGGTGATATTACCACTGATATGCTTGAGAGTTCAATTTATGGAGATACACCAGATGAAGTAATGTCTTCGTTTGTAACGGAAGCGCAAAGAATCGCAAAATCCGCAGCCTCCACTTCAAGCACCGGTGTTCTACCACCTTATCTTGCTAACTTTATTACAACCGTTCAGCCTTCTCTTAAACTAATTGAAGTGCCAATCACACAAAAAGCCTTTAGAGTGCTAGACAACCCACCAAACGATTTGAATGTGGTGCCAAACTATGCACTTGATAATTCAAATAGGATTTTATTTGACATATTCTATGAGACCTTTAGAAGCCAGCCTTTTCCAAGAGAAGTTACGGAAGCCGACAAAACTGTAAAATCACAATACTTAAATGCAAAAGATTACATTAGCTCTACTAACGTAGAGAAACCAACAGTATCCCCTGCAAACACAATTCAAATTTTTAGATTAACACAAAGGCCAAAAAGTTTTCAAGACTTCGAAGGTAACGAGTTTTCTAATGTTTCGCTGGAAATAGATGGCTCAGAATACACATATACAACCGGACTGTTCTCGGACATAGTAAAATCTAATGTTAAGTATTACTATCTTTTTAGGGCTGTTAATGAGTTGGGTATCGCTGGCAATACCGACACCGTAATTGAGGCTGAGCTTGTAAATGACGGCGGCTACAAATACGCGCAATTTGAAGTATTGTTTGAGGAAGATCTATCGGTTGATATTTACAAAAACAAGAACGAAAAGTTCAAAAACATATTTCAATTAGTACCCAACTTGTCACAGACTATTTTTGATGACTCAGAGGTGGACTATACACAATCTGCAGAATCACAGTATAATAAACTTGTAATTGGAAATTCATCAAATCAAGAGTTAATTTGGAGTGAAACGTTCAAAATCAGATTGACATCCAAGAAAACTGGTAAAAAAATCGATTTAAACATTACTTATAATGACCCCAGCGTAAAATTGGAAGAATAACAAAAAACCAATACTATTTATATAAAGAGGTAACAAAATGGCATTTATAGACAACTCCGGCGACATCATACTTGATGCAGTTCTGACCGATATCGGCCGAAAAAGAATGGCTCAAGGTGACTTTAGAATTACTAAGTTTTCACCCGGTGATGATGAGATAGATTATTCCTTATACAACAAGGACCATGCATCTGGATCTGCTTATTACGATCTGGAAATTTTACAAACCCCCATCTTGGAAGCATTTACTTCTAAGAACGCTAATATCAATTACGGTCTCGTTTCCAGAGCCCGACAAGATCTGCTTTACTTGCCCCAAGTAGCACTGAACCAGAAGACTTTCAGCCCACGCATCGTCCAAAAGGACGCTAACGGTATGATATTACTTGCTGACGATAGCAAAGTGACAGCCGCTGGAGTGATTACATCTAAGCAAATTACTCTCGATGGTGGCAGCGCTGACACAATTCTTAAATCCGGTGATGGATCTGGTAAGCTCATGCTTATCGAGACCGGTATCGACTCGACTGATTTGTTAGGTTCTTCTACTAACCAAAACGCTCTCTTAGCTTCCACTGGACTTACCGATAACAACTTCGTTGTAAGCTTTGACAATCGTTTTATCTCTGCTGTTATGGGTGCTGATAACCGCTCTAGCCTCAGCAACAACTCATCCCAAGGCGCTTCTCTGAACGTTACTTTAAAAGGTAACTCCTCGGTCAGGCCCTCACAAAAGCTTAAAAACAACAGTGAGGTTGTCGTTGGTGGAGTACTCAACAAAGTATACTCTAATACAGCAACCGCTGGTACATCTGATACCAGCACACAATATTCGGCCATTAAGGGTCCCCGAGCTAGTTTTACAGCTCTCAACCTCTTGATTAACCCGAATATCCCACAATCCGACTACACCAAGTTCGGAACCACTTCTTCTGACTTATTTGGAGCCGGCACCCTTTACGATTTTATTGATACAACTATCTACGTCGAAGGCGCCGCATCCAACGTAAACTTACAAGTACCAGTAAGAATTATTAAAATAGCACAAACATAATTGGAGATTATTGATGCCCCTTTCTTATGAGCCGTTAAATGTTAATACGGACGTTACAACAACAAAAACTTTATTACACGAGGTAATCCCTCTCACCGGCTCCATCGTTAGTGGAACTTACAGTGATGAGAACATTAAAAACTTTACCCACGGTATGTTCCAATCAGTATACGACTACCCATTTCTTAGTTCGTCTGCTAACCATATCTTTGATCTTACTTGTGGTTACGATGAATCCTCTCCGTTGTCTGCTTCAACTGCGACAATTAACAATAAAAAGATTAATATCTACAACCAGTTTTCGCAGGTTCTTCTGGGTTATACAGGTAGCACCAATACAGTAAGATTGTTTGAAAGTGATTTGAGGCTTGATACAACAGGTTCCATGAAGGAAGTATTTGTTGTGTCTATGTCTAGATTATTAACAAAAGACCAAATTAAGCCAGGTACAGTTAACTTACAACTTGGCCGCGGCGCATGGGCTAACCCTCACCTCACAACTATATCACTCCAAGATACAGCCGCTTCTTCTACTGGAGACGGCACGACTAACACTATTGGTGGCGATTACGGAGTCTTATTCGACTCAACCGCAAGTTTGGCTATTGAAACTCCATCTTCGAGCCACGGCGTAGTGTTCTACCAATCAGGCATTGCAGTTATTTCTTCCTCGGTATTTTCTGGAATTGCAGATTTCAACAGTGGCTCTGCGGTTAGCAGTAGTACTCCAGACGCACTGACATTCGATCAGTCCTTGGTCTCTGCATCAATTTCAGGAACATGTGACGCTGTTAGACACAGAATGACTAACCTTACGTTCAACAACTCTACAGAAATTAACTCTACAATCTACTTCTGTAGAATGCCAGTCAATAAGTACAACTACAGTTCGAATCCTACATACACATCAGGCAGCAAAATTAGAGTTAAGAACAACGCTAGCGAAAATCCAGTAGCGTACGTAACCACAATTGGCCTCTACAATGCAAGAAATGAATTGTTAGCCACCGCTAAACTGTCTGAACCACTGAAGAAAACTCCATCAAATGAATTGACTATCAGAGTTCGATTGGATTACTAGTAATGTCTTTCCGCAAGTTTAGCCCAAACGATGTTGTGCTGAATACAATGCGGGCATATCCCAATGTCAACATTACGATAAATGAGTCAAAGATATATTATAACAATCTGCCTCATCAATCCGGTTCATTCTCTAACAACATTTTAAATATCACCAGCAGTGCTAGTGGTGGTATTAGTTTGTTTGAATACAACATTGACCGCAACGCTGAAACAAACAGTTTTATAACTGCTTTTGTTACGAAAGACAGTGCCCGGGCATCTTTCAAAACCGTAGGCGATGTTGATTACGAAAATGAGTTTATATACGGTGACACTGTAAGCAAAAGTTACCCCTTGACTGCTTCGATCACACGAGAATTTATGAGTCCACAAGCCGGCGCCAGATACGACATGGTGGATACAGCGGAGGGTTCCGTGACCGCCGACGCCGGCGGACCAATATATCCTCACTACTATGCTCTTAAGACTCGTTTAAATAACTATCGCTACATGAGCGAACATTATATTGTAAGTTCGTCTTTAGACGGTGGCTGGAACAAAGACAAACAAAAAATTAACACAGTTCACGTACCATCTATCTTTTACGGCTCCAAGATCAATCCTGGCTCAGTGTCTCTGAAATGGTACTTCACCGGCTCCTTAATTGGTGAACTGAAGGACAACAAGGAAAACGGTGAGCTGATACAGACCTTTGGAACGTCATCTGCAAATAATAACAAGGTTGCGGGTGTTGTACTGTATAATGAAGGCATAATAATGTTGACTGGTTCATGGAGACTCAATGATACAGCAATGGGCTTATTGGATAATGGCACAATAGATCACCCAAAATGGATTTACTTTGGCGCCGGAGCGCTGGATGGTGTAAACAATGCCACGGCTGCTCCATCTTTTGAGTCCGCATCTTTCAATATGGAATTTGAAGGAGTCACCGAGACCCAGACATATACCATGTTTGCCAACGCACGCCGCGGCGAAGCAAATTACTCCAATAATCCAACATATTTGGAAAAAGGGCAAGAGTATCTCTTAAGATCTGGCTCAAATGTCTTCGAAGAAAACCCTAACAGGAGAATCAAAAATATTACCTCCTCTAGTTTTGCAACCTTTGATGAAGACTTTAAACGTCAAGTCTATGTATCCAGAGTCGCTATTTACGATAACAACAAAAACCTAATAGGGATTGCCACTTTAGCAGATCCAGTGTTGAAAGAAGAAGACAAAGATATAACGTTTAAATTAAAGCTGGATATATAGTATAATTTAGTCATGATTTTAGGTGTAGATGTATCAACCAGCATAACTGGTTTCGCTATAATTGCAGATGGTAATTTACTATTTTATGATTCGATTGACTTGAGAAAACATAAAGGTTTTTTTAATAAAACAATTGCTATCAAAGAAAAAATACTTGATTTATATGAAGTATATCAATTAAATAATGATGATGAATCGACAAGCCTAGGCGGCGCCGATTATCCAATCGAGCACATATATATAGAACAACCCTTTACGTTCTTCAACTCAGGTGGTTCGTCCGCCAAAACTATGGCTACACTACAGAGATTTAACGGTGTTGTTTCATGGTTACTATATGAAATTTTTGAAATAGAGCCTAAGTTTATTGGTGCCACATCTGCCCGCAAAGTCGCTGGCATTAAAGTACCAAGAGGCCAAAAAGCAAAGCAAGTTGTTTTACAGCATCTGCTTGACACAGAGCCTGCATTCAAAATAGAATATACGAAACATGGCAATCCAAAACCAGAATCGTATGATCGTGCTGATGCGATTATCATTGCTAAAGCTGGTTATCAAACAGAAATTGATACCTAGTTAATATGTGCTTGAAGAAAAAACAGAACTTAAAGTCGGTGACATTGTAACAGAAGTGGAATTAATTGTTCCAGATGACCGAGAGCGATGGAATGGCATAGTTCTAAACGTCAAACCGGACGCTTTTGTTCTCAGCACTTATTTCGGTCAAGAACCGCAAGACAGAATTATAGTTCTTTGGTTAGACAATGCTTTGACCGAAGAGTTACCCGCATCGGTTTTAATTTTGCTCCATCGTGCAGAAGACGAAGAAACTGATTGACAACCACGATCGCATGGGTTATGCTTTATGTGGAGGTTAATATTATGAACTACTTGGGCTACGCCTGTATCAATCAAGGCTTTTCTACGCTGCCAAAGTCGCAGCGCATCACCACTAACCGCACTATGATTAAGCGCACGTTTCACGACCGCGGAATCGAGTATGCTGCAGAACTTGCATTGCAGAACTTGCGCGACTTATACACGATTCTAGAATGGAATCTACAGCACGATATTTACTTTTATCGGCTTTCCTCCAATATTATTCCGTGGGCTTCCGAGTATGACCTCGTAGACATGCCTAATTTCGGTGCTATACACGCCGCGGCACTCAAGGCAGGCAACTTTGCCCGTAAGCACGGAATGCGGCTCACATCGCATCCTGGGCCGTTTAACAAGCTAGCATCACCCAAGGAGCGTGTATATCAACTCACCAAGACTGACTTGTCGGTTCACGGTGATTTATTTGACCTTATTGGTTTACCGCGCACTCCGTATGCCAAACTTAATATTCATGTTGGTGCAGCCTATGGTGACAAGCCATTTGCTCTCGACAACTTCTGTCGCAACTTCGAGCGTCTGCCTGACAATGTTCGCTCTCGCTTGACTGTCGAGAACGATGACAAAGAGTCATTGTATTCTACACTGGAGTTGTATGAGGGTGTATACAAGCGCATTGGTATTCCAATTGTGTTCGACTACCACCACCACATGCTGCACCCCGGCGGCCAGACAGAGCAAGAAGCCCTTGAGCTTGCACTCTCCACATGGGGTGACATCAAGCCAGTAGTTCACTACGCAGAGTCTCGTTCTCTCGAACACAACAACCCAAAGATTAAGCCACAAGCGCACTCCGATCTTGTATACAACACGCTCGATGATTACGGCAATGAGTTTGACATCATGATTGAGGCTAAGCACAAAGAACTGGCACTGCTCCGGTACCGTGAGAATGTGAAGTGCCTAGCCGCAAAGTAAAGGTAGGAGACTTAATAAAGAGAAAATGGTATAATAGTTCTCTCTTGGAACACCAGATATACTTTGATTTTAAGCCATTGAAAGATTATGGTATTGTCATAGGGGTTGATCCGATAAACGGTATGGTTAAAGCATACTTTTTTCAACAAGCTCATGCTGGTCCGATACCACTTAGAGAAGGCTTTTTTGATATAATTGGTGAAGAATGAAAAATGAAGAAGTTAAAAAAATATTGCAAGGAGTTCTTGGTGGCTATTTCGACAAAGGTCATGAGCTTCTTTTTACGTGCCCGGTATGCGGTCACCACAAGCGGAAGTTTTCTGTTAATGTTGATAAGAATGTCTATAAATGTTGGATTTGTGATTATCGGGGTCGTAATATTAGGCGTGTTGTGCGTCGGTTTGGCAACCACAACCAACTTGCTACGTGGGACCAGCTATTCGGGCGTCAAGATCTGGAAAGATTCGCTGACCTCTTTATGGAACCAGAGCATATCGAGATCAGGCAAAAGATAGAACTCCCAGAAGAATTCACTAGCCTTGCAACTGATAATCTTCCAGCTACTGCATTGTATGCTTACAATTACTTGTGTAAAAGGGGTGTCACCAAGACCGATATACTTAAGTGGAAGATTGGATATTGTTTCAGTGGTGAATACCGTAATAGAGTTATTATACCCTCCTTTGACAAGGACGGAGACGTAAGCTATTTTATAGCCAGATCCTATAGTGGAGACTCCTATAAATATAAAAACCCAAGAGCATCCAAGGATGTTGTTTTCAATGAACTATATATTGACTGGAATAAAGACTTAGTATTAGTCGAAGGAGTCTTTGATGCACTTGTCGCCGGAAATGCTGTTCCTATATTGGGTTCAACCCTACGGCGCGGGTCCGACTTATTACGAGAGATTGTACGGAATGACGCCGCAGTCCACATCGCCCTCGACCCAGACGCCGCAGCCAAAGAGAGGCGGATTATTAAAATGCTTCTCCAATATGATATCGAACTTTATAAAATAGATGTGTCTGGTTATGAGGATGTGGGTTCAATGCCAAAGAGTATCTTTGAAGACAGAAAAAAGAATGCTACCTTTATTGACGCTGACAACTATTTATTGCTAGATTTGTTATCTGAAATATAGAAGTTAAAAAATGAAAATAATAGAATCAAGATTAAGAACGATTATTTACGAAGAAGTCGCTCATCGCATAATAGACCAAATTATTGAAGAAGAATTAAATAAATTCTTATCGGAAAATAAAGACCTGGAAGCGGTCAAGGCTGCTGATGCGAATAACATAAAAAGAATGGTTAAGAAGGGGCTCTTAACAATGGCTATTGCCGCTCCTTTATTGGGTGTTTTACAAAACAAAACTTCCAAGAGGGCTGATGTTGCTGCAGCTAGAGTTGCCGCGGCAGAACAAAGTGTTGAGATTCAAAGAGAACTATCAGCATATGCTCTTGAGGATACGGAAAATCTATTAAGAGCAACGGCTCAATATATGTGGAGCCTAGATTCTGCTGCCGATCAACAATCTGTGGGTGGTGAGGAAGGAGAAGACTTTCAACAAACCGTAACAAAAAGACAAAACTTTCCCATCTTCCAAGATTATATGGGAGGACGTACACAAATGCTTTCTGGTGAAAGAGGCGTCGTTCAAAAGGTATTCAAGGATATCAACAACCAAATTGCTAAAGGTGTTATATACAAGTCAGATTTACAACCCAGCATTACTGATGTACGCAGCGCTGATGTGTCAGCAGAAGATTATGTGAAGACTTACAAAGACCGGTACAACTTACCCGACTTCAATCCAGCCAAAGTAGATAAGGAAGACATCGGTGGCAATCAGGAAAAGATGCAGCAAGCCGCCCAGCAAATTCACCCCAAGGGATTTGATTTTGTTAAGAAAGGCGGCGAATCATTTGGGTATGAAACCTATGAATTGCTTGACGCCATTAATCCCGAGTTACCAAATTCAAAATTGTCACCATCACAATATTACATGCAAATTTGGAATAAAGTGACCGGTCAGGGAACCAAATAGAAAAAACTGCAAGAAAGTGCTTGCGTGTTCCGTTTGTCTATGTTATAGTATTTAAATGAGGGCACATATGAAGACATTCGCTATAGCTTTAAACGTTATTCTTAAAGTTGTTATCTTCGAAGTTGGTTACTGTTTTGGACTTTTTGTTGTACCAATAATGTTACACGCTTGCTTGGGTGTGTCTTACATCAACTAAAAGGAGAATGTGTGATTAAAATAGCACACGTATCGGACATCCACGTCCGAAAATTGAAGTACCATAAAGAATATCGAGCAGTTTTCGAGCAATTATACGAGAAGCTTCGAGAAGAAAAGCCTGATATTATCGTTAATACCGGTGACACATTTCACACCAAACTTGATTTAAGCCCCGAGGCGATCAAGATGATGAGTGAATTGTTTGTTGGTCTAGCAGACATAGCACCATATCACATGATTCTGGGTAATCATGACATGAATCTAAAGAATAGTGGTCGGCTCGATGCTATTTCGCCCATTGTTGATTACCTTAACCACCCAAACATTCACTTTCACAAACACGCATCAGTAGTAGAAGTAGCAGATGGTATCGACTTGCATGTCTTATCTATTGTAGATCCAGAGAATTGGAAGAAAGAACTTCCAGAAGATCGTGTCAATGTTGCACTATACCATGGCTCAGTTGTCGGCTCGGTAACTGACAGTGGCTGGATGATGACGCACGGTGATATCTCTCTTGATGAGCTTGAGAAATACGATTACGCTTTACTCGGTGACATCCACAAGACAGATCAAAAGGTAGATAAGGATGGCAGGGCGAGATACCCTGGCTCCCTGGTACAACAGAACCACGGCGAATCAAACGATAAAGGTTATCTTATTTGGAATATTGAAGATAAGCATAACTGGAGCACTCGTCATGTATCGCTTGTTAACCCAAAGCCGTTCATTACTATTGAGCTTACTCGCAAAGGACGAATGCCAAAGAATATTTCTGTTCCGCTTGGTGCTCGTGTGCGTCTCGTTAGCAACAATAATCTTCCGTTAGATACGATGAAGAGGGCAGTAGACATCGCCAAGCACCGGTTCAAGCCTGAAAGCATTTCATTCCTTAACAGGGCATCTGGTGAACGCGGCTCGGTTGACGGGCTTACCGATGGCTTACAGACTGAGAACTTGAGAGACATCAAAGTTCAAGAAGAACTTATCGATGAATACTTGGTAGATTATGAAGCATCACAGGAAACAATCGAAAAGGTTTATGAGTTAAACAAGAAGTATAACCAGATTGTAGAAGACAATGAAGACGTATCTAGAAACATTAACTGGAGACTGATTGACTTTGAATTTGATAATCTCTTTAATTATGGCGAAGACAACGACGTTAATTTTAATGAGCTAAGCGGTATTATTGGCATCTTTGGTAAAAACTTTTCTGGTAAAAGTAGTATCGTTGATGGTATTCTGTGGACGCTGTTTAACACAACTTCTAAAAATGAAAGAAAGAATCTCAATGTCATCAATCAGAACAAGAATGAATGCCGCGGCAAAGTAACAATTCAAATCGATGACTTGACGTATACAGTCGAGAGAGCAGCAAAGAAGTATATCAAAAGACTAAAAGGCGAGGAAACAAACGAGGCTAAAACAGAACTCAATTTTGAAGTGTATGACCCAGTTATGGATGAAACAACTTCACTGAATGGCCTCACAAGAACACTAACAGACGCTAATATTCGAAAGAAGTTTGGTACCCTTGACGACTTTGCAGTCTCCTCACTGTCATCACAGCACGGCGCTCTGGCATTTATTGATGAAGGTTCGACACGTCGTAAAGAAATCATTGCAAAATTCTTAGACCTTGAGTTGTTTGACCGTAAATTCAAACTGTCTAAAGAAGATTCAGTTGATCTCAAAGGTGCTCTAAAGCGCCTTGAATCTAAAAATTACGACGAAGATTTGGAGAAAGCCACAGCCTCTCTTGAAGAATCAAAGACGCAGATGGCAGAACACAAGAATACTTGCACTGTTTTGCGAGAAGCACACGCAGGTTTGGTGGAAGTTAAAGACGAAATCGAAAGCAAGATTGATTCAATCCCTGCTGAGATAATCGATATCTCCGCAATCAACAGTAGTATTCGAGCAGAAGAGAATAAAATTACTGCTTTGAATCTAAAAAATAGCAAGAACGAAGAGGATCTAAAACTCAAACAAGGTGTGTATAAAAAGATTACCAACTTCTTAGGTGAGTTTGACTTACAAAAGTTTGAGGGCCTGCAGAGCCAGATTCAACAAAACAGAAGCAAGTTATCATTACAAGAAGAAGAACTTGACAAACTTCTCGAAAGCCACAATGAAGTGTTGAAGAAGGAGAAGTTGCTTGACGGTCATGAATACGACCCTGATTGCCAATACTGCTGTGAAAATGAGTTTGTCAAAGAAGCACATACAGCCGTGTCTCAGAAGAGTATTATTGAAACCCAACAGGTAGAAGTATTAGAGAACATAAATATCATTACTGAGGTAATCAACGACCTGAACCCACTTGACGTAGAGATTCAACTTGAACGCTACGGAAAGATGGAATCTAACAAACACACTGTGTCTTCAGAAATCGCTGACCTCAATCTAGAAATAGAAAGAAACAAGAACACACTGCACTCAGTGGAATCAGAACTGTCTGACTTGTGTGCTAAACGCGACGAATACGAAGAAAACAAGGAAGCAATCGAAAACCTTGAGCTTCTTGTAACACAGCTTAATAAGTGTCATTATAAGATTCAACAAACCGAAAGTAAGATTACCAATTGTGATACTGCAACACTGGAGCTTGTTAAGTCTGTTGGTTCATACGAACAAAAGATTGAGACAATCAAAGAACAAAAGCAAGAGTATAGAGACTTACAAACTGAGTTTGCTGCATATGATTTGTTTATGCGTTGCATGCACCCAAATGGCATTGCCTATGACGTAATCAAGAAGAAGATTCCAGTCATTAACGAAGAAATTGCTAAGGTGCTTGCTAACATTGTTGACTTCGAAGTTTTCTTCGAAGCATCAGGCAATAAATTTGATATTAATATTAAGCATCCAAAGTATGAAGAACGACCAATTGAAATGGCCTCTGGTGCCGAGAAGTCACTGTCTGCAATGGCTATCCGTCTGGCATTGTTGGGAGTTTCGTCATTACCAAAATCAGACTTATTCATTCTTGATGAACCTGGAACCGCATTGGACGAAGATAATATGTCGGGTTTTATTCAGATCTTGGAACTAATTAAAGTGTATTTTAAGAACGTTTTGTTGATCTCCCACCTTGATTCACTCAAAGATTGTGTTGACATGCAAATCGTAATTGACAAGAAAGCAGGATTTGCAAAGGTTAACCAATAATGAAAATTACAAAATCACAACTTAAACAACTCATCAAAGAAGAACTCGAAGCCACAATAGATGAGGGTTTTCTTGATAAACTAATGGGTCGCCGTTCTGGTGATACATTGATTTATATGCCGGGTCAATCTATTGTTGAACTCACACCGCGCGGGGATCCTCCCAGTCGTGCC